CTCCCCCTGCATTGTGTCTTGAGCCTTTACCATTCTAGCGATCTCATTCTCCATTATTTTAATGTCACTGAGACCTGCTAGTACATCTTTCTCTCTGGCTATTTCTTCTTCTATGTAGGCAATAGACTTTATTCTATTATCTAAATCATCCCCTTGTAAATTTTTCCTTCCTGCTATTAATTCATTACGTTCAATCTCAAGCATTGTCAATCTATCAGCACCTTCTGAAAGAGCTTGCTTGTATGTTAATTCTTGCTGCATAGACTCAACAAGAGCTTTATTCGCCTTTAATGCATCCCCGCTTAATGATAAGCCATACTCCTGATATGCAGCAATCCTTTGCCTTAATTGTTCCTCTTCATTTAACCCTGAAAGTTTACTACTCTCCAAAGCCAATTGGAGTTGATCGGTTTGTAATTGTTTTATTGCTTTTTCTAATACCTCACCAGAAAGAGTTTTTAGTTGCTCTCGCCTGATGGTAATCATTTCGGCAGCTTTCGCCTGATCATTGAGTGCAGAAGTTTGTACCTGAAGAATTTCAAGTTCCCGTTCTGCGTCATCGATGGCTTTACTATTATCTGCTAACGCTTCACCACTTAATCTTTTTCGTTCTTTTTTGAGAGTCTCAATGTTTCCTTCTGCTATAGCCTCCTCTCCCAAACTACTTAGGATATTCCTTTGTATGCGATACTGATTTTTAAGATCAGTTAGGATTGCATCATTCTCAACTTTTAATTCTCCGGTTGCATCATTTAATTCACCAGTTAATAAAACACCCTTTCTCTTGTGTAGTTGAATCAGTGTTTCTAAATCAAGTTGTTCCCCTGTCTGCTGGGAAATATCTTTCATGTACTGAATTTCTTCATCCAGCTTTTTTAATTTTTCTGTATTATCAACACCTGTGGCTTCTGCTTCTTTTGGAATAAGTCCTAATGTAATATCAAATTGTTTTTTTGATGCTAGACTCATTTGAACTGCATCCATGAAATTATCTGCAAATCTTGCCCCTACTACCGTCCAAACAGGACGAGAATCCTCCGGTATACTTTCAATAAATGCTGTATATATATCTTCCCCACGTTTTCGAGTGTGTTCAGCTTCTGTTTTCCAATCAATACCATCTATACGCATTTGATTGGCTTTATCTATTGCATCTTGCATTGCATTAACAAAATCAATAGGTAATTTTCCCGTTCTTTGAATAAACTTTTGTGTCTCTTCATCCCACTCTAAAGAACTCTCCTCCACTACTTTAAGCCAACGAGACATCCCTTTGATAAAGTTATTCGCTTCTTCTTCTTCAAGTCGTGTGGCTTCTTCTTTATATCCCTTTGCAAGTTCATCTGCATACCTTGCTTTGGTAACTTCTGCTAATGCCGTAGCAAGGTCTTCTTGAGAATCCGTTTCTTTAATTAAATTACTCAGATAATCCCCATACTTTGAATTAATCTGAATCCTTACTGCATTCCACTCCTTAGATCCTTTTGTAAGATTCCCCAGTTTTTCAAATAACTGCTGGGCTGAGATAATTTCTTTACTCGCATTTCTAACAACATTGTTGCGTTGTTCTTCGGCCTGTTTCTCTATTTTATTTGCTGTTTGTCTCAATGCTAAGTATGCAGTCAACACTGCTGTTAGTGTTACAAAAGCACCAATAACAGAAGTTAAACTAGCAACCCTGATCATTGTTATTACTCTGGAAAGAACAAGCAGAAACGGACCGAATGCTGCAGTTAATTTAACTACTGCAAATGTGGTTCTTTTCTGGGACTCACTCATTGTTGCAAATGTTGCAGATAATGTAGAAAGCTTATCATGCAACCCTGTCAACGTCTGAACTACAAAAGGTTTTAATACATCTCCAAATTGGACAAACGTAACTTTTAACGCAGCCATGGCCACATTCAATTTCTGTTGAGTAGTCCCTCCTATCTCCTCAAAAGCACGATCCAGCGATCCTGTGGCATTCTTTAATGCGTCAAATATCTGTACGTTGTATTCTACGTTAGCACCAAGTAAGTCCAGGGTCCCCATCAAAGCCCTGATGTTTGGAAATACATCAGCCATTGCCTGTTCATTCCCCTTGGTAACATCCCGTAAGTCTAACAAAGCCTGAATCAAACCTTGTTCCCGAATAGTTTTTCTAAATTGATCAGCACTGTAATCAAATCGTGCCATAGCATCTGCGGCCTGTTTGGATGGAGAAGCCATTGCAGATAATATAGCTTTCAACTGAGTAGAAGCTACACGAGCATTGGTACCCGTTCTGGTCATGCCAGCAAAAGCAGCACCCACCTGATCAAATGTAACCCCGTATTCAGAAGCGATAGGCAGAACCATTCCCATGGCTCCTGCCAGTTCTGTGGCCTCTGCTTTCCCCTCACGTACAGCAGCAACAAGAATATCTGTGGCTTGAGCAGCACTCAGATTTTCTTTACCGTAGGCATTCATTGCAGAAGTGACCAAGTCTGCAATGGTTTTGGTATCACCAAGTCCAGCGGCTGAAGCTTTGGCAGACATTTCTAATACTTCCAATGCTTCTGCTCCCCGAATACCAGCAGATGCCACAAAATATAAAGCATCCGCTAGTTCTTCAGGACCACGGCCCGTTACCATGGACATTTTCAACACCTCTTTACTCCACCCCTCTACAACATCTCTCGCTACACCAACAAGACCAATGATTTTAGTCATTGATGCCTCAAACTTTCTTTGGGTATTTACTGCAGCACCACCAGCCAGCACCATAGGAAGTGTTACAAACCTAGTCATGGCCCTCCCCGTCATCATCATAGTAGCACTAAGGGATGCCATGGATGACTGAGCACCTTTAATTCCAGCTTGGAAAGGTGTTGAATTCAAACCAAGTGTGGCAACTAACCTACCAATATCCATGTATCCGGCCATTATTTCTATTTTTTAGTAAGTTCTTGCTCTTTCTTAACTTTTTTATTTTGTACTGCTGCAAAAGATAGAAGTATGCTTTTCATCTCGTTTACTGTTTGTTCCTTTTTCTTCTCCCAATCAAACTGTACTAAATCCTGTGCTGTCTTATATTGTTTATGTGCTGGTCTCCCTGGCTGATGATTAATCAATACTACAGCCTTAAATCTAGCAACTTCATACAGTTCCCTACCCTGCGCTCTTCTAACCTCTGAAACGGTTTTTAATCCGTAGTAAAACTCAACAGGCGATAAATCATAGAACGCTTCGGAAGTAATTCCTAAGGTTGCCATAGCTAACCCGCATAGGCGGTTGTAGTCTACTTCCCCTTTTTCTTCGGTTTCTCTACCCCCGCCATCATCTTTTCCAAGAATTCCTCCGGAAAAAATTTAGCAACTATCTCCGTAAACTCAAAGAAGCAATCATCCAGGATATCAACCATATCTGACATCTTGTATGTGAACTTAATGTTTTCAATTTTGTGTCCTTGTTTCAATGCATAAAACAACATTGGTTCATATAAGGCAAGTTCATCTGTATTTGCCATACTAACTTTTTGTTCGGATTGCATCATCTTCAATGCATAATATCCAAGTTTTACCGGAAGCTGTTTGTCCTGATAAGTAATAAATTCTACTGCCATGATTATTCAGTTTTGTTTGTTTATAAAAACCAACCTGTGATTAAGGTGGGTACTAATTAAGACCCGGAACCGCTATTAACGGTAACCTGTCCAGTGATTTTAAGTGAGACCGAGCTGGTGATCTTATCATCAGCCGTAATCTCAAGGGGAAGTTCAGTGACTAGCCCCACAAATTCAAGAGTTGTATTCTCTGCATCAGGCAGTACAATCTCATAATTTTGTGTGGTATCACTCTCAAAGTCTGTCTTCATCAGATCAAACGTCGTGCGTGAAAAGTTCATAGTCAACTGAAGGTTTCCTGCATCCCGAAAACCACCGATGAATTCCCTGTACCCTCCTGTAGAGTCCAAAGAAGTCACATCAATAGTATCACGAGACATTGAAGGGCCGGATATGGAATTGACTTCGGCAATATTCACCCAAGCACTTCCACTCCACCTTCTGAATAATGTGCCGACACCGGCTACTGCATTGCTCATAATTTACCTCCTTTTCGTTGTGAAATTAATAATAATAATTGCTCTCATATTTCCATCCAAAGCCATTTGGGCAGGTTCCCCAGTCGCTTTTATGGAAGTATATAATGTACTATTCCATGACTCTTGTGCCCGATCATGTAAATAATCCATTATATTTCTTGCTAGTGTCATTCCAGTGACATACGATAAATGTCTTACTCTGATCTGGAATGAACTATTATAAATTCGTTGCTCATCTAATGTTGTTTCAGCAGAAAATGATGGTGTATCATAAATAGTGACACAGTTATCCGGAGATGCTTGCTCATGTCCTATGAACAGGTTCGTTGGGAAAGCTAATCCCAAAGTGCTATCATCAATTAGCATATCTTTTATGTCCTCTGAAACTGCGTTCATTAGATTGTAGTTTTAATTATTTCAAGAATTTTATCTTTATTCCGTTTTAAGGATGCTTCCAAAAATTTAGGACCAGATCCCGGACGAGTCCAGTTAATGGGATTCCCAGAAGGACTTTCCATCATCTCATGCACGGCTGCAGCATAATTTTCATTATACCCAAGACGTACAAATGGATCCCCATTTGAAGGTTTTTTATGAGAAGTTGTAAATGTACTACTTCGTAAAAATCCAGTATCCTCAGGGACTAGCGGAGATGTCCCACTGTCAGCGTCATTTAATACTGTTTTTGCAGCATATACTAAACCTGCAGCAGACCTTTCTTTAATCTCCATTAGCGCAGCATTAATATTTCTAGTCACATCTTCTACACCCTGTAACCGCCAGTTCTGCTTAGTAAGACCCCCTCCTTGTTTGAGATTCCCACCGGTCCTTTGCCAAGCTACACCATTTCTACCTACCCCTGTTATCTTTGCCATGGCTACCTGTTAAAGTATGGTTTGTTTAAATATGCCTTTGTCAGTGTCTCAGTAGAACTTCGTAATGCCGGTATCGTGGAATGTGCGATAATCCGCATGGACCCATCTACGGTACTGGGAATAGGTGCTGAATCCAAATCAGTTAATTCCCCCAAGTACAAATATTCACCTTCCTGTACATCCACATCAAGATACACATGTGCTTTACTCAGAATCTCATCTCCTTTCTCAGTAAGAACCATATCCTGTGCGGATTCACACCTGCCGGAAATCTCAACGGGAGCATCAAACGTCCAACCGTTGTACCCATCCGAAACCGGATTGGCCCACCAGACCAAAGTCTGATTCATTAATCCCTTAACCCATGCTGGTGTTCCCATTATGAAAAGCTTGTTATTGCTGTTATATCTATTGTCTTTGTTCCCAGTTTAGCAAAGGAGCCACAAGTATCTAACTGTAAGACCATTTGCCCATAGGAAGTTCCTTTCAAACCTTCTCCAAACTTTCCTGCATACGTGATTTCAGCTTCCCCAAGACGTTCTTTTATTCCTATCCGTTCTTGAGTAATAGAAATCAAATGTGCTGTTAGCCACCGTTCTATTTCTTTCAGGACCGATGCTGCCAGTCCACAAGTCACCGTATTGGTA